TTATGGATATACAAGTTCGCATAATCTAGGGTTATGCAAACTATTCGTTATATCACCCACGCCACCAGCTTTTGCGTCCACGGGTACGCCGGACAGCATGGCCGCCACCAGTCCCGCCATAGAGGCGGCCCGACAGTGCCGAAAAAAAACGCTTTTCCAGTAGTCCCTTACCTCCTCCTTGTCCTCGCGTTGCCACTCCAGCGACGCGATGACTTCGGTCGGATCGATTTCTAGCAGGTCGGCCACCCGGCATCGAATCAGATTGGGCACGTTGCTGCGCTCATGGATCATGTTTGACATGTTTCCCTGAGATACACCTAGCATTTTTGCCACAGCGTAAGTGCTTGTTACGCCGTGCTTTTCCTTGATTTGCTCAACGTAGTCCGCAAACGTCTTCATCCCGTTGTCCTCCTTTTTCTTGAATAGTCTGAAATTGAAGACTATTCTACGGCCCAGATAGTCTCAGATTGAAGACTACCGGGAGCTGATTCTGACCGGCCTTTGCTCACCCGGATTATTGCACAGCCGGTCACGATTACCACGGAGAGCGCCATGTCGACCCCTGAGACCACCCCCGAAAAACGCCCCAGCTTGAAGCCTAACCAAGTGGTACTAGTGGGCCGCATCCAGTCGCGCCGCCGCAACGATGAATTCATTTTCACCGAACTCCGCCTGCCGGCTCCCGACGAGTATTCGCACCCGTCCACCGTCGAGGTGCGCAGCAACAAGCCGATTGGCGCACCGGGCGATGACGTGCAGCAGCTCTGTTCCTGCGGTGGCTACCTCGGCAAGCCCTTCGAAGTGAAGGACCCGTCGACCGGCGAGATCATCAAGCGTCGCTCGATCAACAACACCTTTACCGCCATCGAGGTCTGACATGGCTACCCAATTCTGTCAGGTCACGTTCGAGGATTTCATTAGGGAGGCACGTCGTTATGGCCACCCCACGATGGCCATTCAGTTTGATGGCGAGCCGCAAGCCTTCATGCAATTGGGTATCGATTCTGAGGGTGACTCGGTTGAGCTCGTCGTCAGTCCGCTAACCAAGGAACAGGTCGTTGAGCTGGTTGGCGAGTATCAGGCCAACGCTGCCCCGGTTCTGCCCTGTGGTCCCAACGTGTAACCCATTTCCCCCCGTCCACCTGGACAACTTACCTAGGAGTAACACCATGAAACTGTTCAACGCCGTTCGCAAGTACGCCCCGGTTGCTGGTCTGATGGCTGTCGCCGCTGGCGCACACGCCGAAGTACCGGCCGAAGTCACCACCGCCATTACCTCGGCGGGCACCGATGCCGGTGTCGTGGGTGCTGCTGTGCTGGTCGTTATCATCGGTATCGCCACCTTCAAGTTCCTGCGTCGCGCCGTCTAACCGGCCTGCGGTCCGGGCCGGTCCTCACGGGCTGGCCCTTTTTCATTTCAGGGGGTGCACATGGGGTATGCGGTAGGAACGGCCTGCTATGAGTCACAGGCGGAAGCGGAAGCGGTCTACTTCGGCACCGTGTCGCCGTCTGTGTCCGGCTCCACCGTCACGCAATACGTGCTCGATGCCGGTGTCTGGAAATTGAACCGTTACGACACCACAACCGGTTCGATGGTTCTCCAGTCCTCCACCACCGCCTTTTCGTTGTTCCCCACCTGTTCCAACGCCGATCGCGTCATGGACGGTATCACCCTCGGTTGGCTCGTCGCCGGGGTGCTGTTCACCGCGTACAGCCTGAAACTGCTGAGGAGGGCGCTTTGATGCTCGACCCCTATTTCATGGCCGGCTTCCTGTCGGTTGTTATGCTTGCTGTGGTGCTGACGCGATGAAAAACCATTTCTATGCTCTCGGCGTTATTGCTTCTTTTGCTTACGTCTTTTCTTTGATACCGGTCGGTTTTAGGAAGGCTGCTCCGTATCTGATTATGGCGTTTGATTACATCGCCAATCACGAACAACTTCTTTGGTTTTCCATCGTTTTTACTCTTTGTTCCGTTCTTTACATGGTCATTGCTGTTCTTGATTGGGACCACTAGCCATGAACCGCCACCTACGCAACGCTCTCTGGTTCGCCTTCGCCTTCTCGTTGACCCTGCTGGCCGGCTACGCCTCGGCAGGCTGGACCGTGAACGACGGCTACGACCACAGCGGCGGCAACCTGAACAGGGCTGCTTATGGCAACCCCACGGCGGGCTCTGCTGCCACGGCAGTGGTCAACGGCGATAACGTCGACGTGTCCCGCTCGTGGCAACAGCCGCTCAAGGACGCGGTGACGGGTGCCACCGCCACGGCCGCCATCAACGTACTGTCGCGCGCTCCGGTGGTCGGTTTGGTCAACGCGGCCAAGTCCCTGACGGTGCCCGGACTGGCGATGACCGTCGCCACCACCTGGCTTATCAATCAGAACTGGACCCAGTCCGGTGACAATTGGTACAAGCCGGATACGTCCGAAACCAAGGGCTTGTGGCAATCGCCGATTTGGTCGGAATGCAAAGGCGATTTCAACACGACCAAAGCCTGTATCGATGGCAAATTTTCCTCACAGTATTTCTATGGCTGGTCGTGGGATTCGGTTAGTGCCATTCGCCTCAAATATGCCACTGCAAGCTGTGGGTATTGCTGGTCCACGATCATTAACCGTACCAGCACCTCGGGCACCTCGACCCTTGCCTCTGACGCCGATCTGCTGGCTCAAATGCAATCGCTGGTGAACGCTAAACCGGCCGACGTGCTCAAGGACTTGGCCCAGCAGAAAATCGAGTTGCAGAACGTTCTCCACCAGATCAAGCAGGCCACGCAAGCGCTCTCCGCGCCAAAGACCACCGGCACCGGCACCAAGACCAATCCCGATGGTTCGACCGAAGCCTACCAGCTTCAAGAGATGATCAAGTTCCAGATTCCGGAGGACTGGTTCAACACCGACGATCCTATTCCGGTGTCTCAGCAGACGCAGGAAACCAAGACGACCAACGTCTACAACATCGACAACACGGTCAAGACCACCACCGAAACCAACATCAAGAACAGCAACGTCACGCCGGCCAAAGACCCGAAAACCGACTGCGACAAGCTGCCGAACAGCGTCGGTTGTGCCGATCTGGGCACGCCACCCGACGCGCCTGACATTGTCCAGCAGAACGTGAGCCCATCGTTTAGCTGGTCGCCGTTCAGCCTTCCGACCACCTGCCCCCAGCCGCAGACACTCAGCCTTAGCCGTGGCACTTACACCATGAGCTGGCAGCCGGAATGTGATTTTGCGACCAAGTATTCCCCGCTGGTGATCGCCTTCGCCAGCCTTGGGGCGCTCTTCATTATGTTTGGGATGAAAAATGATGGGTAACTTCGCCGCTCTGCTGTTCGCGCTGGTCCGTCCGATGGCGCGTCAGGTGCTGGTCTCGCTGGGCCTTGGCGTCATTACGTATGCCGGGATGAGCACCGCGCTCGGTGCCATCAACAGCCTGATTCAGACCAACCTCAACGGCATGATGCCCGCCGTGGCCGCGCTGCTCGGCATGGCCGGGGCAGGGCAGGCGCTCGGCATCTTGTCCGGGGCGGTGGCCTACCGCATCGGCCTGATGGTCACGAAACGCATCGGGGTGCTGACCGCATGATTACCGTCATCACCGGCACGCCGGGAGCGGGCAAGACCGCCTTGGCCGTCAAGCTCATGAAGGAGCTGGAAGGCACGCGCCCTATCTTCACCATGGGCATACCCGATCTGCAGATCGAGCACCAGCCGGTGCCGCCGGTGGCCGAGTGGACGCGTTTGGAACCGTCTCCGGAAGACCCGAGCATCAAGCTGCCGAAGTTCACGTTTCCGCCCGGTTCGCTGATCGTCATTGACGAGTCACAGAACGTCTACCGCCCGCGAAACTCCTCGGGCAAGGTTCCGGACTACGTGGCCGCGTTCGAGACGCACCGTCATACTGGCGTCGACTTCTGGCTGATCACGCAAAAGACCTCGCTGATCGACGCCAACGTGCGGGCGCTGGCGGGCAAGCATCTGCACATCGAGTCCAACTTCTTCGGCCGCAAGCTGTTCGAGTGGCCGAAGGCGGTCGACGCCGAGTCCAAGACTGAACGCGACATCGCCAGCAAAAAGAATTACAAGCTGCCCAAGCAGGTTTTCGACCTGTACAAGTCCAGCTCGCTCCATATCAAGCAAAAGCACTCCATCCCGACCCCGCTGATCGTCGTCGTGGTCTGCCTGCTGCTGGCCTCGGTGGCGGGCTGGTTCGTGTATGGGCGGCTCCACGCCAAGATTGCGCCGGAGTCTACGTCCACGACCGCCAGCACGGCGCAGAGACCGGCGCAGCCGGGCGCGGTGCCGGGCGGGCAGGGCGGCACGGTCACGGAAAAAGCGCCGCTGGGCGTGCGCCCGCTCGATTTCCAGCCAGTGGTGCCGAACCGCCCCGAGACCGCCCCCATCTTTGATAGCCTGCGTCAGGTCAAAGCGATGGAATGGCCTGATGCCTGCATCGCCAGCAAGGCGCGCTGTAGCTGCTACAGCGGGCAGGGCACGGTGATCCGTACCGTTGACGAAGCCACTTGCCGCGACATCGTCGCCAACGGTCGTCACAACCCCTACAAGGACGCGCCGCAGTTCGTGCAGGCTCCGGCGCCAGCCGGACAGCCTAACGCCTCGCCTAGCCCTACCAGCGGCCCGAGAACGGCCAGCACCGGCCCGTATGAGGGCAACCCGATTGTCAGCAATGAGCAGCCCAAGTTTCACCAGCCGTTCGGAAGCATGAAGTCGTCGACAGAGGGCGCGTCATGACCGGTCGTACTGGAGTCGCTCGAGGGCGCGCTGGATGGCAGTGTCCCGGTTCAATGCTGGGTTCTGGCGTAGTTCGAGTCCGATCAGCCGCTCGGCCTTGTCACGGTTGCCAAGGCAGGCGGTCAGCAGTCGGCTGTAGCCGTCGTTCTCGCTGGCCTCGGTGCGGTAGCGCCAGAAGCCCGAGCCGGTGGTTTTCCTTGTTCCAGTCTTGCGACCGTACATGAGCCAGTACACCCCGCCGAAGGTGACGGCCAGAAATGCCAGCCAACGCAGCATGTCGATAAGCATGAAAGCCCCCCTTGATGATGCACCGATCATAAGCCGGCCACGCAAAAGACGGGTAGACCCTCACCCCCTTTCTTGCAGACCGAAAAAAACCCCGGCTCCCCTGATCACGCCGCTTCGAACCCCGCCGGAGGCGTGCCGCTAGGGACCCGAGAGCGGGGAGCGTAGCGACCCCGAACGGGGTAGCGGGCCTTGGGCCGGGTTGTTTCCGGCCCTAGGCGGTTCGCCCACCAGCACCGCACCCATCCACCCAAAACAAAGCCCCTGTGCGCGCCAACGCATCAGGGGCCAGTACTCACCGGAAAGCACCCGATGAACACGACCGCAGTATACACCACGCCCACCCCGCACGCCGAGCGCGTGCGCCTGCTGTCCCATCCGGATTACCAGCCTAAGTCGGTCGCGAAGGTGCGGGATGCGCAGCGTCCCGCTGGGCTTGTCCTTACTGAAACAAGTGCGACGCAAGACGGCTGGCATCTGGTAGACGCCCAGCGTGCACGGTTGAAGCGGATGAAGCAGGCCGTGATTACCTCGGGACGGCTGCATCAGGAAAACGCCACGCGCCGGGGCTTCCTCACCAAGTCGGCCATGTTGACGCTGACCTACCGCGACGACGTCGAGTGGTCGCCGCGCCACGTCTCGGACTTGCTCGAGCGGCTGCGCAAGTGGCTCAAGCGCCGGGGCGTCAAGGCGTGCCGCTATGTGTGGGTGCTGGAGCTGACCAAGCGGGGTAGGCCGCACTACCACCTCATTGTCTGGCTGCCCAAGGGGCTGACCATGCCGAAGCCCGACAAACAGGGCTGGTGGCCGCACGGCATGACCAAGATCGAATGGGCGAAGCGCCCGGTGGGCTATCTGGCGAAGTACGCCAGCAAGGGCCAGAACGTCGATGCCGAGGGCAACGAACTGCGCATGCCGGACGGGGCGCGCATTTATGGCGTGGGCGGGCTGGATGCCGCCCAGCGCGACGAGAAGGCATGGTGGCTGTCGCCGGGCTGGGTGCGCGACCTGTGGGAAATCGAGGACCGGCCACGCCGCGCCATCGGCGGCGGCTGGTTCGCTTTGAAGACGGGCGACTGGCGACCGTCGCCGTTCGAGGTGTCGTTTGCCGGGGGCGTGCCGAGGATTCGGCGTGTGGTGCACCAGATCGTCTACTTGGACGATTGCATCGTGCTGGATCTGCCGTACAACAAGGTGTTGCAGGAAATGCTCGAGGTCGCGCCGTCAGCGGGTTACAGCGCGGTGCTGTACAAGGGTGCGGGGGTCGATGTGCGCAGCGTCGAGGTGGAACAGTCGGCGTATCTGGGCTTTGAGTCGCTTGATGCGTTGATGGACCGTCATTTTTTTTCGCCGTCTGAGTTCGCATAA